ACCTTCTACTGCATCTATCCACAACTTATAAAATAAATTCATACCTTTTGGAGTAGATGTGATCATTACTCGTGAAGTATTACCAGATGAAATTGTAGGATAAACAGACGCAAAAAACTCTTCTTGTAGCGTCGCATCCACAAACGCAAACTCATCCAAGTATACAAGACTGAATGACCCACCTCTTATAGATGAAGTAGATGTTGACGATGCTAAAATCTTCGATCCGTTTTCTAACTCGATGCTACCCTTGTTCCATTCCACAAGGCCTTGTTGCAACCAAGGAGGCAACCACTCATATGCCATTTGGAGCCGGCTCAAAATCTCACGTGCAGTACTGGCCTTATTAGCCAAGATAGCACAGTTAAACGATTCGTTGAATAATACAAACCAAAGTATGATGGCAACCATTGTTGTTGTCTTGCCGCTCTGCCGCGGCATTTTACAAATAGAAAATCTATTCTCAACAACAGACTGCATTATATCTTTTTGAAAGTCGTATAGCTCTAAAGGTACAACACCTTCATCAACACTAACGATCTTCATGTATTTCTTACAAAAGTAATTAATATCCTTAGAACACTTTACGAGTTCTTGGATTTGTTCTTCTGTATAATCAATTGCAATCCCAGCTTTTTTAAGTCTGGCATTGCCAAGATATATTTGGTTAGACGATAATTCCACGCTCTTTTAACCGATCTCTGTTTATAAGATGTTCGTCTGCAATAAGTGATTTGTTCTGTCCAAGATATCTAACACCATAATGATCTCTAATCATAGCTTCAGCCATCTTCATCCATGCACCAGACGTGTGGTGGTAGATTTCAAAGTCTCCTAAGATCCTACCATATTTTCCCTTTTCATCTTGAAAAGAATAAAACTTCCTTGCTCCAGCAATATATTTTATAACTTGGTCTTTTGCTAACAAGCCATACTTCTTCTCTTCATCATCTGACGTTCTTGATTCCGGAGTATCAATCCCCATGATTCTGATTCTTTGTTTCTTTAACCAGACACCAAACCCTAAATCAATATCGATGTCAACAGTATCACCGTCAACTACCTTAACTAAATTAAAACTATATTCAAACATCTGTTGACTTCTCCTAAAATTGGTATATAATAAGTAATGCGGTCCGGACAGGTATAGTACTATTTTTTAAAGACATCCCTAGCATTACCACCTAATAGCTTAGTAAGCTCACTGGTATTACCAACGAACAGATTATTAGTAACCTTGTCTGGGCCTTTCGGATCGGATAAGATGTTCTTTGCTTTCTGCTGTATATCTACTATTCGTTCGTTTGTATCTGTGAGAGTTTTAATAAGTTGTCCAACAACTTCATATGCTCGAGGATGTTGGGATTGAGCTGCTAACTCCATTAATTCTTCTAATGCATCTTTACCTTTTTCAGCTAAGTGGTATAGATTCTCTCTAGCATATTTAACATCGTTCTCTGTTGTTTGATCAGATTCTGAAACAGTTTCAATAATTCGCGGATCCTTAGTCACTATTAATGGCGCAGTATTAGGAGTGAGATCTAAAGCATTAGCAATAGGATCAGGATGCACGTTAAATTTATTATCCGGAACTTGTGTTTGCGTCGCCACTGAAGAACTCCTCAAAGTTTGTTATATATCCATAATTATCGTTTGCTTGAATGAGTGAAGTATTAACAGTCAAAGAAGCATTTGTTGTTGGAGAACCATTAGCTAATAGTCCAGGTGTAATTGTTGTTCGTTGATGGAGGACATTAGATGATGTGCTAATGCCGGCAATTACTGTATTGGCTGGATGTGAGTTAGCAATTGGGGTCGTTGTATCAACATAGAAATTTAAATTAGCAGTTTTGATAACCCCAGATGTTCTGACTGGGCCGAACAGTTGACCCTTTACAGTAAATGTAAGAGTGTGTATTAAAGCGCGCCTCTGTTGAAAATCTGCTTCATACGTATCTTGTATTGAGACAGCTTCAAGCACAATTGGTATGTCGACAGTCCAGTTCATCGATGATAATAGTGTTGCTGTAACAGTAAACTCTGGTGTGAAAAACGGCATGATCTGTTCAAGGATTTTTGTAGAATCTTCTGCATATTTTGTAAATACGTTCAACTCAAAAGTAATATCATATGGAACAGGGTTGTACATAGTTTTGTAATTAGATTTGTTGTTTGTGTCATGTACAGCAACGTTTCTACGTACGGTGTTTAATTTTCTTTCTGTTGCATACGACATACCAATCATTTCAAAAGACATTCGCGGAAGGGTTATTGCAACTTCTCTATCCAAATCTGGATCTTGTTCTAGTCTTGCAATAGTTTTGTCGCGAGGACCATATGTTAATGGTACTTTTATATCTTGTACTCTGTTTCCTTCGCCATCTGTTCTATAGATCATGATCTCATTGAACAATGTACCAAATATGATTACATATTTACGTAAAGTGGAGTGGTAAAAATTATGGCCAAACATCAGAAACGTCCGCCTTCACTAAATGGATCGGTATCGCTAAAGTCAATTACTGTATCTGCTTCACCCTCAATGAACACATTTTCACTATCTGTAATTGTATCAAAGTCTCGAGATGGTGTTGAGCTAGCGTCTTCAGAATCTTCTTCTTCAGTAACAAGTCTGTAACCATCTTCTGTGAACACCGGTGTAATGCCATCTTCACCTAACAACTGAACTTCTTCAAGAACATCAAGAGAATGTTTAGATTGAACCTCATCAATTACGTCTATACCAGTATTAAATCTTTCGTTTGAATACTCAAACAACTCTACTTTGATATCATAGAATTGTATTGCGCCCATTTGATAAAATACAGGCTCATGCTCAGTGAACACAATTGAATATAGCTTTTCAGTCAAGGGGAAGAAAATTAAATCACCTTCCCTTGGTCTTGAGATATTTTGTGTACCTTCAATTTCAGTCTCAAAAGACCGCCTTGCAACCGACAATGTCATAGAATCTCTAATTTCTAATCCGAATTTGGACAAGAAGTCACCTTCTCCTTCGAACCCATCAACATTTCTTATGTACATTGCAACATCAGTTACATTATCAAACACAGCCAGATCCTCTTCAGTATATAACTGATCATATCCCTCTGAAGTATACTTCTTACACATATATCCAACATCTATACCATACATCGATATAGATTCTATCACCAAATCAGCGATTAAGCCTTGCTCACCTGCATGAGCAAACTTATTAAAATATGTGCTTGTTGTTGCTTGTGCCATTACTACCCTGTCATATCATGTACTGGAAGAGAATAAGCGCTTATCATCTCTTGCTCTAATTTATCTTTTTCCATTTGAGCCTGAGATAATATATCAGCTCCGTTAAATTGAACTCCTCCTGGTAGCTGCATTCCTGTAAATTTACTCAGGTTCGAACCCCATTGATATTTAATTAAACACGTAGCATACTCAGTTAACCACCTATCGCTCCATAAATCTGTGTACGTATCTCCATCAAGCTTTTCATAAACGTGTGCAACTATATATTCACCCGCATTCCTCTTATCCCAATCCATATCAATATGAAGTCTGTTGACATGTCTATTATACCTCAACGGTTGCTTACCGACCAAAATTTCCTCGATCATTCGAATATTCATAAAATTCATATAGAAAGGAACGAGATCATATCTCGACAGATCATATAAATCATTTAAAGCAATTTGATATCGGATATTGAAAAGATTGTTTGTACTTGTAGTATCCCCAATGTCAAAGATATCAACAATACCAATAATATTACTATTAGTAATCGTGATATACTTATTAGTTTTGTCGGTTTCTGTTACAACGTGTTTCAAAAAAGTCTTTTGTGTACCATCAAAATGATAGTCTTGGTAATAAGCAAGTGCTTGATCAACACGATCGTCTATCTGATCGTCGTCGACATTAATCTCTATAACTGGTTTACCAAGTCTTCTGAGACACAATTCTTTGAATGTTGCTTTCGTAGTAGGTACTGCCATTTCTTATCCCCAGGCTGCATCGCCATTGGCGTATAAAACTTGAAATCTATTTCCACTTCCATCCTTTAGCGCTGTGGTGAATTGTAAGTTCGAACCCGCCAAAAAGTTAGCAGATGAATTAATACAATTGAAAGTAACTACTGTATTGTTTGCACTAGCACTTACTCCTCCTGCAACGGTGACGTTTCTAACATGAGTTGTGTTAGAAGCCATCATAAAATCACTTGCTTGTCTATCTGTAATAGTCACATCAGACAAACCATTAAGTTGTGTTGATCCACCTGTTACTGCATTCTCATCTACGTAATTCTTTACAGCGGTGGTTGTTGCTATAGTTGACGAGTTGGCTACCGAATCTATATTAGCAGACAACCCTACAATTTTTGTGTTAGCTGTTCCTGAAGTAGTAAGAGTTAACCCTCCAGATTTAATTTCATCGATGAAGCTATTTGCATCTATTACTATAGCTTGGTTGGCTGTTAGTGTTCCTGGAGTTCTTTTTCCTCCAATTGCAAGAACAACATTATTAGAACCAATGAAAAATATTTCGCCGTTTGTTGCATAGGCAGGCTCACCATTAGCCAACGAAGTTGGTATTGATGTATTGGCACTATACCTTAATTGGATTGCCACTAGAAATTTCCTCCGGATGCTCTACTACTAGCAATAAAAGTATCGTTAGCAGATACGTATCTAATTATCTGATCGTCAGCAATACTATCTGTATTGACGTCTTCAAAATCATTAACTCTTCTAACTACTTTTGTTGGCATTGTTAATGATATCTTTGAAGCAGCATTAGCTAAATGTATAGTCCCTGATGCTACATTAGATAATGGTGTTCCATTAGCATGCAACGGCGTAACTGTTGTATTACTACTTATGGTAATACTAACTCCCATTAAAAGGAACCACCATCCATACTATCTGCTGATAACACGTATTTATTAAGAGCAGAATTATACACTAAAATTGTACCGTTTGCCTTATTTGATTCGACCACGTCCTCACATGCTTCTAGTCTATTTGCTGTTCCTGATACAGGATTACCATATATAGATAATGTGTTGAGTGTATTGGAAAGTATTTGTGTTCCAGATCTGAAAGTACTCATTGAGTCACCCTTGGTGTTACTGTTACGATTCCCTCTACAGCCCTCAATTTGGTATTAGCAGATGTGTTATTTAAACTTAAATCATACACATATCTACCGTCTGTTATTCCCGCTGTGTTAGCATAATTCAAAACCATCGTTACTGTTCCATTAGTACCACCTGTTGTACAAGTGAACGTAGCAGTAGCAGAAGATGAAGAAAAGTGTTTTCTTATCTGAGAATTTGCTGTATAATTAGTCAAGTCGACTCGAGCACCAGCTGCATCCGTGATATCAATATCAGTAGAAAAACTAGTAC